GATCAGCCATTTAACAGATGCCGTAAAATTTAGTTCCTCTTAAAGCAGCTCCGCCACCTCTAGATTTACCAGCTCCGTGTCTTCCAGGTTTGCCACCGTTAGCAATCTTCTTAGGACCTGAGTAATTTACAGTTCCTTGATCTTTGATGGTTACGCTTGATTTAACGTTTTTAACTTTTTCCATTTTTTTTACCTTTATTTTTTCTTGCTTGTTCAAGAGCAATTGCTATCGCAGTCTTTGGTTTTTTACCACTGCGTGTTAACTCACTTATATTAGCAGATATTGTCTTCCTACTGCTACCTTTTTTTAGAGGCATACTATTTTTTCTTTTTAGCTACCTTTTTATCTACCTTGGTCTTAGTCTTAACGACAACTTTAGGCTTTGTGGGTTTAACTGCTTTGATGACTTCTGCAAGGACTTCGTTGGCTTCTTTGTCGGCCTGTTTCGCGATTTTCTCGATGTCGATATTTGCATGCTCATTGATGATCGGTTGATTGCCATTGATTCTGCGCTCCTCTTCTTCTTTTAATAGTTTCTTGTGCATTGCTGCCTGTTCTTGTCTTATTGAACTCATTTGTTACCTCTCATAATGTCCATTGCTTTAAATTGTGCTGATTGATCCATTCTTTCTCTTGCTATGTTGTCTTTCATCTTAGCAATATCTTGTTGAATAGCCAAACGCTGTTCTGCCAATTGGTTTCCTTGCATGGCTTTCATAGAATCAAACTGTTGACGTTGAGCAAACTCTTCGCGTTTGCGTTGTACATCGTCAGATTTAATGTCCAGCTCTTTGCCTCTTAGTTGTACCAAAGGATCGGGTTGTGGCGGGGGTGGCATGAAGATAGAATTTATTTGTTCCATCAACTGAGAGACTACTGCAGCTACGTCTCTTGCCACCGACTGTTGTAATTGTTGTTGATACTGCATGCTAACCTCTGGAGGCAGTTGCTGTATTTGTTGCGTCATGTTTTGGAACTCTGGGTTCTGAGCATTTTGTTCATCCACAATTTCAGCAGATCTAAAAGAAACGTGCTGATAAATGTGTGACTGTATTAAAGATAAAACCATTGGGTTTGTCTGTGCAGTAACAGTTCCATACAAAGATACGTGCGTGTTAATGTGCGCATCGTGATCTTGTCCAGCAAACGCTTGAGCAGGTTTACCTGCAATCAACATAGCGTTTTCATTTGCAGGATCCATCGGTTGTGGTTTAGGCGGAGGTGGCAAAAGCTTTTCAATGTCTTGCACGCCCATAGAAGAATACATTCTTCTGTAAGCCTCGTATATTCCAGTTGGCCCATGAATCTCAGGATTGCTTTGTACAGTCCTTAACATCTCTTGAGCCATCATTACTCGTTGACTCATAGAGAAAGTGTTTGGGTCTGAAATAGGCAATACGTCTACACGGCTATCAAAGTCCAAAGCCTTAATGGTTTGATTGCCATTGGCTGTGGAGTATGGATAAGCTGGAGGTAAATACTCAGCAAAAACTTTTGCCAATATTTCAAACTCAATTCTTTGACTTGAATGCAATCTTTTATGAATGGCACTCATAACACGAGTGCCTCTTTCTAACAAAGCCACTGTTGTACCAACTGGTGCATTTTGATTTGAATCACCGACTTGCATGTCTGCGATAGATGCGAAACGCCTCCCGCTATCGACCAAGATCCCTAGGAGAGAGAGAAGGGTTTGACTTGGCTCCTTAAAAGGTAACGGTACAAAAGCGTCTCGCAAACTACCACCGGGTGCATCCATGTCTCTGAACTCACCGGGCTGTAAAGGCTGATCGTCATTACGAATACGAATTCCACGGGCTTTAAATCCAGCTGGTAAATTCGATAAAGTACCAGCGTCAATAAGCTGACGCAAAATAGAGGTTGCAGCTTTAGATAAGCCACCAATCATGTGTGTCAAGCCAAAGCCGTAAAAGCCTAGACCTGGTAAAAACTTGTAATGCACAAAGTAGTTGATGCGCTGTTTAAGCTGATCGTCTTCTTTGTAGTTTCTGCGAATAGATAGAATCTTTCCGTTGGCTATGGTGACTATGTATGGCAACTTAATGCCAGTCTCTTCGCCTTCAGCGTTCATGTCTTCAAAACCTTCTATGTCTAACTCAGTGTGAGACTCATACACTTGACATGTTTCGTCATCATCGTAGTTAGGTTTAACGCCTTGAAGTTCATCAATCTCTTCTTGAATATCGTCAACTTCGTTTACGCCACTGTTGTTTAATTCTACATCACGATAAAAACCTATTTGTTGCAGTTTGCGTATCTCGTTCATGGACATGTTAAGAACATGCGTGATTCGAGTTGCGCTGTGCAAGTCTGTTGCTCCGTATGGAACAATTAAATCTTCACTTGGAATAAACTTAGAAACTGCTCTGCCTAAGTTTTGATCGTAATATACTTTTCTAAATGCTGAACCACTTAAAGGTAGATAAAACAACATTTGATCTGTCTCAGAGTCATACTCTCGCATTACTTGCATGAGCTGATAATTCATAAACTCTTGCACACGAGCTGCTTGTTGTTCTGTTTCGGGTGTGGTCATGCCAAGCACTTGAGTCTTGACTGGGCCTTGAGATGGTAAGAGTTCGTTGTAAGCTTGCGCTTGGAATTGGGTAACACTTTCTGCAAGCAAAGGATGCATAACACCTGATGCGCCTTCAAACGGCTGCGATCTTTCTTCGTACTTCATGCCTAGATATTCTAGGCCATCTTTGTATGTTTTCTCCCAATCGCTTCGAGACTCTTTATCAGAATCGATGTTGCTCATAAGATCGTTCTTAAGAGATCTTAAGTCAGCATCGTCTATAACCTCTGCTAAGTTTTCGTAGAAGTCTACTTCTATTTCTTCAGGGGTGGCTTCACCAAAAGATATGCTTCCATCTTCCATCTGTTCAAAGGAATCAAGATCTGGATTATCTTCGGTTACATCGACTTCAACATCCATGCCTTTGCTTCGGTCTCTAACTTTTAGTTCTACCTGCTCGTCAAAGGTAATCGCTTTGTCTATGTCTGCCATTATTTATTTCCTTTTGCAAAAGCTTTGCCATAACCTTTAATAGCTATACCGCCACCTTTCATTTTACTTGGAGAAATTTTACTGCTTTTTGCAAACTCTCTTTCCATTCTAGCAGCATACGCTTTTGTTTGTGCGTCTACCTCTTTTCTTCTTGCTGCTATAGACTCATCTGAAAAAAATTTGTCTCTTTCTTTTTTATTTTTTAGAGCTTTTTTGTCTTTACTTTTCTGCTCTTTCATTAACTGTTGAGCTTTTCTTCTTTTTTTAATACGCGCCATTTCTTTGTTTGGCCTTTTAGCCAAATTAATAAGAGTATCAAGAAGTTTTTTCTTGGCCATTATTTTTTCTCTATTCCAAAACCTTTTTTAGCTTCTCTGTTCGATGGAGTGTATTTTTTCTTTGTTTCTTTTCTTTTTTTATTGGCTGCAACAGTTCCTGCACCAGCTATTGATAAAGCAACTGCACCTTCTGCAAACTCTGAAGACCCCTCTCCATATTTAGCATCCATTTTTTTTTGAATTTTTTCTAAAGGTTTTTTAACAGCTTTAACTATTTTTTTAATCTTGCTCATGGTTTGTTTAAAGAGTGTCTCATTCTTCTCATGCGAGCGCCACCACCTTCGTATGCTGTAGCCGCTGCTGCAGCTGTCGCTGCTGCTGCTGTTACCTTTGCTACATTTTTTGCTGCTTTTATTTTAGGTGGATCTTGAGGTGGTTTATAATTAGGAATGTTGTCACCCAGTCTGCCTTGGCCTTCTTTTGGGAACATATTCTCTTTAACTTTTTTAAGAGCTTTTCCTATTTTTTTTGCTTTGCCCATTATCTTTTGCTGTTTTTAAAAGCTTTGCCTAATCCTCTAATGGCCATTCCGCCACCTTTCTTGCTAGAACCAACAGCTCCGCCGTTCTTTTTATACATCATGCCACCACCCACTTTCTTAGCAACTCCGCCGTCTTTCATGCCTGGGCCTTTCTTTAATTTAGGCGGGTTCATGGCCTGTGCTTTCATTGTTTTTTTCAACATTCCTGCTAGACCTTTACGTATACCTTTGCGTTGACTTGGAACTCTTGTTGTTGAATCACTAGGCTCTAAAGGTCCTTTGCCAGCTTTTCCTCTAGGCAATCTAGGATCGATAGCTTCAGTTCTAACTTTAGGCACTCGTGATCTAGGTGGCATAGGTGGCGTAGGTGGTCTTCTTCGCATAGGAGTCATAGCTTGCGAAGAAGACCACCGTCTGCTTTTTTAGCGACTCCGCCTTTTTTCATTCTAGAT